GTGAACGTCCTACCTAAAAAAACGCCTTGTGAGCGTGATCCCTTGCGTGAGTTGCAAGTAGTACAACAGCTCACCAGATTGTCATAAGCCAGAGGGTCGCCCCCGTCCTTGATTGGGATGACGTGATCGACTGTCGTAGCTGGTTGCATGCAATAGAAGCAGGTCCACTGATCACGGGCCAACACTTCAAGGCGTCTTGCTCGATAGGCTCTACTATCTCTAGGGTCTTTCATTGCCAGCCTTTAGTCTTTAGATGATGCAATGCACCACAGTAGTTTGGCTCATCGTACTCTGTTACACCGTACCTATGTGTTACGTAATGCCAGAACCACCAGAACTGTTTAACAGTAGAAGCATTCTTTAAGCTCTTAGACTTACCTTGATATAACCCGTAATGGCTACCATTCTTAGCCTTTGGGTTCCATGATGATTCTCTAAATACAATCTCATGATGACATGCTTCTTGCTTATCTGTTAATTGATAGGCTGCTAAGTCCTTAACGTACTTAATACTAAGGTTATTCGCCTCTGCATCTAAGGGCATTGCCATAGATAGAGATATCCCAATAGCGATCGCTACCCCGCGGGCTCTTCCCTTCGGGCCCGCAGTGAGCCCTTGATGGGCTCTAGCGCTGAGAGTACCAGCACTGTCAAATACCTTCATGTGTAGCCTTTCCCATAATCTCACTATGTGGAATGTGAATTAGATCACAGTTATCTGTTATCGGTTGAATAGAATCCAGTGCCCTTGAATGAGACACCGATCGAGCTATAAACCTTGCTCATCGAGCTGTGACAGAATGGGCATTCCAGATCATGAGGTTCATGGATTGACATCCACTTTTCTATTCTGGCATTTGACTCGCAGTGTTCGTTATCGCACTCGAACTCATAGGTTGGCATCTGGATCGACCTCGCATGTTCTGCATGTTTCGGTGAACGACCAAACGCCGCACATCCTGCATCTCATAGGCTCTAGTTTAGCAAGATCATTACTAAAATCACCGTAACCAGCACGAAGCAATAGATCGACCAGATCACCAAGCCGCATAAAGGCCAAATAGTCTTGGGGACTACCTTCTCCTTGACCATTTAAGCGGCATGTAACGATAGGCAACCCACCAGTTTTAGCTGCCCTCTTTGTGACCTGATCGATCCATGCCTTTGGCTGGAACGCCGATCTAGCTTTAACCTCCATGTCGAACGGGACATGTGTTATATCTTTTCCAGCCCCTCGACCTATATCTGCATGTGGCCACCATTCCGATAGGTAACGGGCGACTACACGCTCGGTCGAGAATCCTCGGTATTTACGGCTTTGAGAGGCCATTGACCGCGTGGCATCTAGAGCATGACCAGCTCTTATTAACTAGATTCACCTTAATGTCTTTGTAAGGGATTGCCTCATTACATAGGCAGCATCTAGTCGTAAAGGTAAACTCCTCTAAAATTGCAATGATCTCTTTAGATCGATGAATCTCATCCTCGGTAGGGAATGACTCCCACTCACCGTCTTGATTCTGAAACTGTAAGCGTCCCATTAGTACTCTCCGAATCGTTTAGTAATCTCGCATTGTTGGCAGACTAGAAGGGCACCCTCTGGCGTTGCCCATTCGTTTACATGTGTAAAGACATCGCAATAGGTGCAATTACTTACCCCAGCGTAAGCTATGAAACTGTAGTCTAGAACAGCGTTCATGCTCTTACCTTCTGGCGTTGCCATGTGCCATCTTCTTTGCTGATCTCGTACCAAATAACATCGTTAGGCGATTCACATCGACCGCCGATCTCACCAGTCACAGCTGCCTTGCATTTCATATGGCCCCATGGCTTACCTGCCTTAGTCGTTCCCGTCTTCCACATCATCTCACCATGCTTGCAGTGAGGGATATCCTTCTCGGTCTGGCCGCCAATGATCTCTTTCACCGTCGCAACAGCTTCCCCCATTGTGGGCGGCATAGTCGCTGGCTTGATAGTCCATGGATCCTCTTCCTTTATTACTGGAATGTATTCGCCCGATGTATTAGCCATCTTGGCCTTTGTTTCGTCAATGATTGCCTCGGTCTTCTTAACTGTTGCAACCTTGGTCATCTCTTCTCTAGATGCTCGCTTGCCTTTTGTAGCGTAGCCAGCGTTAGCCAGAGCCCTGCCGATTGCAGACGTCTCGCAATTCTCAAGCGCAGATGTAGCGTTAACGCCTCGACCTTGTACTGTCTCCTCTGCGAGACCAGTTGTCCATGGTCTAGCGTCAGCCTCTGTTCGATATATAGATGCTTCAACAATGAATCGACCGGTTGTGTGTTCAAGTAATCTTGTATGTATTTGTCCATCTGCATAATCCTTCCAGAACTTAATGAGTCTTTCTTCGACGGTTTCATAATCTTCAAGGTTAAACATAGAGCTCGTTCTCCTCTGTGTGTAGTTGTCCGGCTATTGCAAGATAGGCAGCAGCGTCGATGTATGTATCAACTTTTGCCGACTCCATGCTTCGTGCGAGCTTGACCAATGCCATGCATGATGCCACTTGATAGTCAGTAATAGGCATTTGGAGGAATGCAGACCAGAGGCATGCTGTTCTGGACATATTGTCCGACGGGTGACCGTAGTCCATTCCACGGTCTTGTATTGTTGCCTTTGCTTCTGTGAGGAAATCACTAGCTTTCACACTTTCACCCTTTCCTTCTTGTCGTAGTAAGTCTGGACCGCTTTGCGTCCTTTGAGATAACCTACTCGATGGCCAACGGTGCGGCCTAAGTGGAAATATAGCGCAGCTAGTAGAATCATTACGAATGCGTCACCTATTGATGGATCAAACATTATGCCGCCACCAATTCGCGGTACTTGTTCTTGGCAGATTGTAGATCTGCAGCTGATGTTACGGCTGAGAAGTAGTTGCCATCCTTGCGAGAAATAATCCACTCGCTCTTGCCACCGCGAAAGGTGAAATACTGGATGCGATACTGCTGATCTAAGCTAATCCACTCGCTGCGGTTAATCTGAAATAGTGCCATTTTTTTGCCCTTTTCTATGAGCGCCCTTCGCTCATGGCATAACTATCTCACGCCCTAAGGGGGAAAATCTAGCAATTCAGATAACGATATGGTAACAATTCTGCCGCGTCGATGTGGTCATCGATGTCCCGATCGAGCTCGTTATCGAGATCGTCCATAGCGTTTGCCGGAGACTACGAATGTCCCGTCCTTCTCAATGTAGATGAGATCAACTTGCACGTTCTTCCCATCAACGTACATGATGGCGAAAGCCTGCTGCCAGTTGGCCGAGCCTTTGGTATAACTGGCCTTGCTAAAATCCATCAGATTACCAACCTCGACACCATGCAGAACACGCCCAATACGGCCTCCAGAGGCCTCTGAGAACGACGAACGCCCTGCCCTGTGAGTATGCCCTGAGATAACGCTCTTGCCGTGCCTACGGGCCGCCTCAAGGGCTGATAGGCCCCCTTGTGACTTAATAGGGGTATGGTCGCCATGAACTGCGATCCAGCCCGGGGCGATGTTGTAAGGCTTCTTGTGAAAGGTTATGCCTAACTCGTCGAGCTTCATAAACTTCTCGAACCTAAGCTCGGGCAATGACAGAAATGAAGGAATCTTCCTCATGATCTGATTGTAAAGGCGGTCCGTGTGGTTGGACCGGATCATCTGAGTTACTTGTAAATCGTAAAGGACCTGAACAGCTTCCTCGCGATCATCTCCCAGAGTTTGCTCGTAGGCTTCTGGGGTTCCTTCTGACCATTTTGAGATCGTGTTGAAATCAATTTCGTCTCCGATTGTTACTACTTCGTGCGGCTTAAACTTACTTATGAAACTGGCTAGATTCTTAACTGCGTGTCTATCGTGGAACGGAACCTGTAGGTCGCTCACTATGACTATGCGCTTCATTAATCCTCGTCGTCGTCCTCGTAGGGTAGGCGATCCACTCGGTCAGGGATCGATGGCAGGATCCAATCAGGATAAGAGTCTCGATCTGTAATGATTGCTAGACACATGTCCACGGCGAAACCTGCTCGACGTAGTGCGCGATACATTTCATGCAGGCTGATAGCCCATGCGTCGAGCTGTGTGTAAGTATCGAGATCGATGACCTTCTTCTTTGCCATGTTAAAAATTATCGCTCAAGAAGTATGTTGTAAATCTCATCGACACGCGAGTTAAGTCGCTTAATTTCAGACAGTAGATGCGTGATCACATAACCAGCGAGCCCACCGATTACGGCAAGGCTGGCAAAGTAAAGAGTGAAGAAGTTCTCTTGAGTCATTCTTTGCTTACACCGAACGAAGCGTCTTTAGGATTGAGCCAGCGCAAGATAACGGGTGCTACTGCTGCAGCTCCTGCCATTGCCAAGGTCTTAGGATCTGTTACGCCTGCCATGTATAAGGCAAGGGCAGCGGCCAAGAATGATCGGCCCCATGATGCTGCTAGAGATTTTGCTTGTTCCATTTATTGACCACCTATCATCGGGATGTTAAAGAATGCAGAGTCTTCGTCGCCCTTTGGAGTAAAGCTGATATGCGCGTGATGATTATGCTTATTAATCCCATCATAAGGACGCCAACGCCAAGCCTTCTTAGATGATGCGATTCTTCCGTCAAAGATGATGTAAGAGATTCGCGCATCTCCAGACTTTGCAAGGAGTCGAATCTGATCGACCAAGTCAGGCATGACATCGGGCTTCCCGTTCTTGCCTGCAAGGTCGCGGTCAACATCGATGGCACGAACCCATCCCTGTGCATCTGGATTATGATCAGACTTGCGCGCAGAGTGTCGGGTATCACCGATCCAGCCGTCCGAAGTTCGATCTCTACCGGGGAATGCATCGTCTATCTGCTCTCTTAACTGAATGGCAGACTTTGAGAGTCTGGGCTTCATCCGAGTAGAAGTGCTGCTTCGTCGGCTGTGATACCTAGGCGTTCAAGCAGGGCAGCCTTAGCGGTTGCACGTTCTTTCGCAAAACTTTCTGCCGTTGCCGCTACACTAGCTAGATCCTCAATCTCACTTGGAGTTGCTTCTCTAACTGAATGTTCACCTGTTGCGCCGTCGTATTGATAGATTTTAGACATTAGTTAGCCAATCCGTAGATT